TACATTTAGAGTCAATAGAGATATGTATCCAGCACTCAAGATAATATTAGGCACAGATTCAAAAGTCAGGCTTGGGATAATTGAGTGGGCAATTTTAGAAGAACTAATTACATTTTGGGAGGATAATCATGGGATCAAATAATAAGCATCCAATGAATAAAACTGTCATTAAGAATGGCAGAATAGTAAGAATTCGCAAGGACGGGGCTATTAAAGCTGATCTAGGTCCTTATCTAACAGTACACAAGAAGAACCTGGAGAAAAAGAAGTGACAGGTTTCTTGTTTGGTATTATGTTAGGATTTTCAGTTGGATATCCATTGGGATTATTTATAGATAGATTGGATAAGCGTGTCAGACAAAAGCGTACTAGAGCTAATTAGTGATGTAACAGAATTTAACGACCTTCATGACTTAATGAAGGATGAACAGCTTGATAGAGCATTAGCAATTGTTGTTAAGTTAATTATGAATCCTGACATTCCTTCAGCAAAAGCCCCAATGTTAATTATTGAATTGCAAGCAATCAGCGCAAAACTAGCCGTACTCGCTGCCTATTATACAACTTTCGGCAGAGATAAGAGCAATACATTGAATTACAACAAAAAGAATATTTACTACTCTGCAAAAGAAGCTATCGATAGACTAGTTGATGCACTAAAGTATGCTGCGAGAAACTAAATGGGTAGAGATCTAGTAACAAATTTAAAATTCAAGAAAACAATGGGTGAGTTTGACCCAATTGAATTCGGAAGAATGATGAATGAGGCCTACACAGCAAATAGAAACTTAGATAGATATGCCAAGAAGCATACCTTTTCTCCAAGTACTGTTGGTTATGGGTACGGCATGTGTCCAAGATACTGGTTCATAGCTTTTAACGGCTGTGAGTTTGAAGACAATTTTGACGCAATTGCAATTGCTAACATGGAAAATGGTAAGCAGGCACACGAAAGAATTCAAACTTTATTAGAAAGCGCTGGCCTTGCTAAAGAGCTTGAAAGAGAAATTTTATGTGATGATCCTCCAATCAGAGGCTTTGCAGATATGATTGTTGACTGGTATGGCACTGAAATAATTGGCGAGCTAAAGACAGTAAGAGATGAAGTTTTTGCTGCACGACAAACTAGTATGGCTCCAACCACATCACACTTAATTCAGTTACTACTTTATATGTGGGTTGAAAAGCTTGATGAAGGATTCTTAATGTATGAAAATAAGAATAGCAATGAGATTCTTATTATGCCTATTAATATGAATGCTAGACACAGAGCACTTATTGAAAAGACTATTGATTGGATGAGGATAGTATACAAAAACTATCAGGCAGGACATTTGCCAGAAAGACCATTTACTAAGAGTACATCTACATGCAAGTATTGTCCAGTAAGAAAAGAATGCTGGGCTGGAGAGCACGGAGATTTAATTATAGAAAAGTTGGATCTTCCAAAGTGATATGTGCTAGATTAGAGTGCTCGTTAGATTTTGAGCCAAAGACACACAATCAAAAGTATTGCTCTGACGAATGCTGTCGAATTGCTACTAACAAAAGAATCATGGAGAAATACTATGAAAAGAAAGCAATTAGAAGCGGTGCAGTAAGAATATGTAAGAATAAAGGGTGCGGGAAACAGCTTAGTAGGTATAATTATGAGTCCGTCTGCTCCTCTTGCGAGTCTGCTGCAATAAAAAATGCTAAGAAAAAGTTATTGGATATGATAAATGACGCTGGCAAAGCTAAATAAGGTAAGTGCATCTACCGTAATTGGTATTGATGCTTCTACTAATTCCGTAGCATTTTGTCTTTTTAGAGATGGAAAACCAGAAAGATATGGAAAGATTCTTCTTAATGGAATGACAATTTATGAAAAGATAGCAGATGCTAGAAACAAAATTGGTGCATTTAGTGAAGAGCTTAAGGCCGATTACATTGCAATGGAAGGCGCAATTATGGTTAAGTCTGCTGATGCGGTTATAAAACTATCATATGTATACGGAGTCGTACTTGCTGAACTTATGCAGTATAACCCAGAAGTAATAACTGTTGCACCCATATCTTGGCAGTCATACATAGGAAATAAAAACCTTACTAATGATGAAAAGAATGGTATTAAAATTACAAACCCAGGAAAAACAGATTCCTGGTACAAAACAAAACAAAGAGAAATAAGAAAACAAAGAACCGTAGACTGGGTAAAAAGATCTTTCGGTATTGAGCTAGATGATTTTGATGTTGCGGATGCCGTGGGTATTGCTTTTTTTGCACAGAAGACTTTGACGGAGAAAAAGTGAAACTATACCAAAGCAAAGATTATTTATTTAGAAGATATGTACTTCAGAAGAAAACGATAAAGGAGATAGCAGAAGAATGTCAGGTATCACATATGACAATCCAGAGATATCTGGAAGACTTTGGTCTGATAAAGAATCAGAGGAAGTGGAAAAGGTAGAGACTATCTACCCAATAACTATGGCTAAAACCAATTATGGATTTAGTCTATATGTCGTTGATGGAGACGAACACGTTGGCGGAAACATTCAGAAGCTTGGATTCTGGGAGCCAGAGACAACAAATTGGCTAATAAAGAATGTACAAGAAACTGATACGTGCCTGGACATAGGAATGAATATTGGTTATTTTACAGAGATCATGGCTAGAGCCACTGGTCCATACGGAAGAGTTTTCTCATTTGAGGCAAACAAAGAACTTGTTAATGTTTATGAAAAAACTATACTAGAGTCAGATAATGACTATGAGTCTACAGGAGCAATCAACCTATTTGATATTGGTCTGTCCGATGAAACAAAAGAGGCCTTTATTTTAGTTCCAAATACTAATATTGGCGGAGCTGGAATAACAGATGAAAATAGTACAATAGATGGAATGACAAGCCTTCCAGTAATGCTTGATAATATAAACAATATTATTGATGATGTTACAATTGATGAAATAGACATTATTAAAATGGATGTAGAAGGTCATGAAGAAAAGATCTGGGACACATTAGAAAGACCACTTAAGTCATGTCGTGCTGCAATTGTAGAGCTTGGTCCATATCACTCAGAAGAGTTTTTAAATAAAGTATCATCTCAGTTTAATATGTATAGATTAGTTAATGATGAAGAGATGGAAATTGTAGTTGGAGACATTATAAACGCTCCACACCATATGAATGTTGTATTAAGGCATAAATCCTAGTTAATTAGCTTTGACATTTTAGTTGACCAAGAGTATACTTTATATAGAACAGGGGATAGCATGTCTGAAATAGAATTAGCAGAGCGTTTTGACCGTATGAACAAAGTTGTAGAACAAATGCTGATGGGCAATAGCGCTACACAAATATCAAAGACACTATCCATACCACGCAAGGATGTCCTTGACTTAATTGAAGAGTGGAAAGCTGTTGTTCGTGATGATTCAAGTGCAAGAGATCGTGCAAAAGAAGCAGTAGCTGGTGCAGATCAACATTACGCAATGCTTATTAAAGAGGCGTGGAAGACTGTAGACGACGCAGATCAGGCAGGACAACTAAATGTTAAGGCTAGTACATTAAAGCTTATTGCGGATATTGAGCAAAAAAGAATTGCAATGCTTCAGCAACTAGGATTACTAGACAACGCAGAACTTGCCAGCCATTTGGCGGAAACAGAAAGAAAGCAAGACATACTTATTGGAATACTTAAGGATATATCTGCAGAATATCCACAGGTAAGAAATGAAATTATGCGTAGGCTGTCTCAAATATCTAATCAGGTTGAAGAAGTAATTGTTGCTGAGCAAAATAATGTAACAAGTCTTAGGAATGTGAGCGAAGATGTCGTTTAATTTTGCAGACATAATAGACATTCTTGACGGAGAAGAATTTGATGAACGTCCAGTAGAGCTAGATGAATTTGTAGTCAGTAATGAATATCTTGGCTTACCACCATTGTCCGAATATCAATATATGCTTATCAGGGCAAGCTCTCAGATATACAAGAGAGCAACATTAAATAAACTTTATGGTGAAGAAGCTGGTGAAAAGCGATGGAAAGAAACAGTTAATGAGGTAGTAGCACAACTAGGAAAAGGTTCTGGAAAAGACTACTGCTCAACCATTGCTGTTGCCTATATTGTTTACCTTCTTCTATGCTTAAAAGATCCAGCAAAATATTTTGGTAAACCTCCTGGAGACTCAATTGATCTTATCAATATCGCCGTTAACGCTCAGCAAGCAAAGAACGTTTTCTTTAAAGGCTTAAAAACTAGAATTGATAAGTCACCTTGGTTTGCAGGTAAGTATGTTCCGAAGGCTGACGTAATTGAATTTGATAAGGGAATTAGTTGTCACTCAGGTCACTCAGAAAGAGAAGCATTTGAGGGATACAACGCACTAGTAGTTATCCTAGACGAGATCTCTGGATTTAGCATTGATAATACAACTGGTCACGAGCAAGCAAAAACAGCTGGAGCGATATATGACATGTATCGTGCATCAGTTGACTCACGTTTCCCAGACTTTGGCAAAGTAATTCTTCTTTCTTTCCCACGTTATAAGAATGACTATATCCAGCAAAGATATGAGGCGGTAGTTGCTCAAAAAGAAGTAAAAGTATTAAGTCATAAGTTTAAGATGGACGAAGATCTTGCGGATGGGGTGGATGGAAATGAGTTTACTATTGAGTGGGAAGAGGATCAAATCATATCCTACAAGATTCCAAAGACTTTTGCCCTGCGTAGACCCACATGGCAAATTAATCCAACTAGAACTATTGATGACTTTAAAGTAGCTTTTTATACAAATCCAACAGATGCGCTGTCACGTTTTGCGTGTATGCCACCAGAAGCAGTAGACGCCTTCTTTAAATCAAGAGAAAAGATTGAGTCGGCTTTTGTATTAAATAACGGCGTAGATAATTCTACTGGTAGATTTGAAGAGGCTCTAAAACCTATTGATGATATGGAATATTTTGTTCACGTAGACTTAGCCCAGAAGCATGACCATTGAGCCGTATCTATGTCTCATGTAAGTGAGTGGGTAAAGATCAGATCATTTAATGATTATGAGCAGGTAGCACCTAAAGTTATTGTTGATGCAGTAAGATGGTGGACACCTACTTCAGATAAATCTGTTGATTTTACTGAGGTCAAAGATTATATTATTTCTCTTAAGTCTAGAGGATTTAATATCAAAGCTGTTACTTTTGACAGATGGAACTCGCATGATATGATGCAGCAAATTAAAAATTATAATATACATACAGAGATCCTGTCAGTAGCAAAGAAACACTACGAAGACATGGCTCTAGGTATTATGGAAGAGAGAATAAAAGGGCCAGATATTAAGTTGCTCATAGACGAGCTCTTACAACTAAGAATTATGAGAGATAAGGTAGACCACCCTAGAAAGGGCTCTAAAGACCTTGCAGACGCCGTATGCGGGTCAATATACAATGCCATATCAAGATCACAGAAGGGCGATAGAGAAATTAATATTCACACTTGGGCTGGAAGCAAAGAAGATAATGTAAATAGCAAGGTAACTAAAGATGGAGTACCTAAGAGGATGCCAGCAGAACTCTTGGATGCAATATCAGGAATGAGTATACTATGAGTAAATATGTAAGCACTAAATTCAATGGCATGATGTGTGCCTGTGTTGGTAAACATGTGCCACTGCCAGTAACACTTGAAACATATGAAGGAAATCATTTATGTCCAACAACATATAATAATGTTATTGAATATAAAAAGATCTGGGAAGTGCTTGGCAACGAGCCACCTGGAAGTATTAGAAAGCATTTTAGTGAGTTTGTACAGGATCTTGTACGATCAAGTGTAGACAAATCCAAGCAACTGTTGTAGAATTGTATAAGGCGGCAGTAGCTTAGTTGGTTAAAGCCCCGAACTCATAATTCGGTAATCGTAGGTTCAAGTCCTACCTGCCGCACAAAGAAAGGAGTAATCATGGCTAACAAAGAACAAAAAGGCAACGCAAATAAAAAGAAAGAGCCTAAGCTCTCTCTAAAAGAAAAACGTGCAAAGAAGCAAGAGAAGAAGAACAAGTAGTATAATTGTATTACCATAGTTTGTGGATGAGCCACAGCTCTGGTCCTGGCCAACGTGCTTGTAGGTACCTTGGGATGGAAGACTAGTTACTGCTGCCCAGCCTTCGGGCTGGGCAGTACTATAGGGAAGGCACATGGAAGATTTTGAGATGGACCAAGACGGCTTTGATCAAATGATGGAGCACTATGTTGAAATAGGTGCGGTAACTGTCAACGGAATAGATAAGTCTGGTAATTTTATTTATGTTATTACAGACAAGGCAAAGGAATTAGCTCCAGATTTGTGGGAAGTTCATCATGAAATGATTGATGAGGCTCTTATAAGTTTATTTGAGCAGGGATTAATAGACGTTGAATACGATGAAGATTTAAATGCCAACATGAAAATATCAGAAGCGGCTAAAGAAGTTATGTATCAATTAGGATATGTAGATATGGAAAATTTGGATGACACAGACAACTAGAGATAGATATTATTCAGATCTAGAAAGACTATTACCAACAAAAAGAAAAGACAAGACTGGACATAAAAGGCGTTTTATTCAAGAATATAAAAATAACAAGCCGTGTGCGGATTGCCAAACAGTCCTTCCTTGGTATATAATGGAATATGACCATGTTAGAGGGGAAAAGAAAGCTAATCTAACTAAAATGTATGCTACACATACGATGGAAGAAATAATAGAAGAAATTGCGAAGTGTGACATTGTTTGTTCTAATTGTCATAAACATCGCACTTGGGTGTCCATGATTGGGCAGGATAGGGCTGGAAATGCAAAAGATTGAGTTAACTACTGATCAGGCAAAACAACTAGAAGCATTTGTAGAAGACCACATGAGTGGTTGTTATATGATGTTGCACGACGAAGAAGATGTTAGAGAAGGCTTTCAGCCATATGACGCTTATTGCGGATGTCAAACTTGTGACACAAGAGAGCACCTAATGGCAACATTTGATTGGCTAAGATCTCAAAATATTGTTGACGTATACGTTAACTAGTCTATGACTCTGTAGCTCAGGGGATAGAGCGACGGACTTCTAATCCGCAGGCCGCAGGTTCGATTCCTGCCAGGGGCGCTATTGACACAACAAATTAAACAGAGTATAATTGTTATATAACAAGGAGTTAATATGCTAGGAGATAGTAGATTCACAAAAGCCCAAGGACCATGTTGGGAAGGCTACGAAATGGTTGGGTATAAAACTCAAAATGGAAAAAAGGTTCCTAATTGTGTCCCAGTAAACTCTACAAAAAAATCAGATTCAGTAGGAT